CGCCCGGCAACGCCAGAGACATACCGTGTCGTTTTTGATCTGGATCTGAACGGGCAACGCATTCTTGAGCATCTGACTCAAAAGTATTGCCGCAATGCCTTCTCAAATACAGACCGTGAAACCAATTACAAGCTTGGTCAACAAAGCGTTGTGGCTGGAATCATCAATGAAATCAACAAAGCAAATGACCCAAATTACAGTGAGGTAGAGAACGATGCTTAATGAACAACAAGAGACAAACACAGAAAACGTTCAAGCAACTGAACAAACTCAAACAACACCTGTGGATACAGCAACGCCACCAGTTGAGAGCCAAACTCAAGAGCAGAAACAGCCAGAAGCTGAAACAGAAACCAAGCCAGATATTCCTGAATCTGCTGACGCTTACAAAGTGGAGTTGGAAGGCTTTGATTTCGATGCATTCAAATCTAATGAAGATAACAAAGCTTTTTTAGAAAGTGCTCATCAAGCTGGTGTAACCAATGAACAAATGGCTGTGGTGATGAAGGCTTACGAGCAGCATACAGCCGTGCAAGTAGAAGCGCTTCAACAGGATTGGGGTAACGATTATGAAGCTAACTTGCGTTTCGCCAATCAAGCAATTCAAGCGGCTGGGTTGCAAGTTGCGGATGTTGATTCTCCAACATTCGGTATTCGTTTAGCTGCCTACTTTGGCAAGGCATTACAAGAAGATATGCCGCCTCAAAACACCCAACAAAGCGGTGCCGAGAACATTCAAGAATTAATCGCATCAGAGGCATACATGGATGAAAGTCATCCCGACCACAAACGTGTCACTGCCCAAGTTCAAAGTTATTACCAAAAAGCATACGGCTAGGGGGCTAACCAATGACGAATGAAAATAAAATTACGGCAGCGTTTGTACAACAGTTTCATGACACGTACGAAGTTGCCTCAATGCAAAATGAGTCACGATTACTTAAAACAATTGTGAACCGTGGAAAAATTGTCGGTGAATCATTCACTGTAAATGATATGGGTCAAGTCGAAATGTCACCTTCTGGTGCGCGTTTTGGTGATACTAATTGGACTATTCCAGACGCTGGTGTGCGTACAGCGCTTATGTCAGATTGGGATTTATTTATTCCGATTGAAAACCGTGATATTCCAAAGTTAAAGGCGCATCCAAATGACAAGTACATGAAGAACTTGGTTAGTGCCCGCAATCGTACGACAGATGACATCATCTACCAATCTCTAATTGGCAGTGTTACACGCACCACTGTAGATGATGCAGGTTCTAAAAATGTTTCTCAGGTTGCTTTACCAAACACTCAGATCATTCTTTCGAGTTTTGGACCACTGAAAAAGCAAATCATTAAGGCAAAAACCCTATTCCGAACCAATGAGTGTGACGAAAAGAATGGGGAAAAATTATATATGATCTACGATTCACATATGATGGAAATCTTCCTTAATGATACTACTCTCACCAATGCTGATTACTTGAAAATTCAGATGCTTCAAGAAGGTCAAGTAACAACGAATTGGCTTGGTGTTGAGTGGATCCCTTACGAAAAACTCAACAATGGTGCTGGCGGTGCTACAGAGCGTCGTACAGTGATGTATGCGGGAACTGCTGCACACTTTGGTGATGCAGACATTACAGGTTTTGATATTTCTACTCGTCCAGACAAGAAGAATATCAAACAGGTTGGTGGTGTTCACTCATTTGGCGCGGCTCGTGCCAATGAGAAGAAAGTGGTTGCTATCGACTTCTTAGTGTAAGTGCTTTCACCCCACCCGTGGGCAGGCGGTGGGGTGCTTTTTATACTCAATAAAGAAAGGAACATTAAAATGACCAAGCCAGTAACAGAACAAGAATTAGCTGAAAAAGCTGTAGCACCACGCGTAACGAAAGCAGATATTGATGCTTTAATGGCACGTGTAACCTATACAGTTGAACAACGTCCGGGTGGAACGACTTCAACTTTTGTTCACGCATTCCTAGATGGAAAATTCTTTCTAGCAACAGGCTTTAGTGCATGTGTGAATGCTGAAAATTTTAATGCTGATATTGGTGAAAGAATGGCCCGTGGCAATGCTGAAAAGCATGCTGAAAATAAGCTTTGGGAGCTTGAAGGTTATCGCTTATTTACTGCTCAAGTTCAGCAAAATGAAAAATATTGTTCTGATGAACGCCCTTGTGTTAACTGCTTTGCTGATCAAGGCAAATGCTTAGATAGTTCTGTCTAACACCCAACAAAACACATCAAAACCCCGAAGAAACTATCTAAAAAGCTTCGGGGTTTTCTTATGTCTGTATCTAAAGTCACCATTTGCAATAATGCATTGAGCATGATTGGCGGGCAACAAATTGCTAGTTTTGAGGAAGACTCAAAATTAGCTCAAACGTGTCGTAATATCTATGACACTACGCGGTTATCAATACTGCGCTCTCATCCTTGGTCGTGCGCCAAAAAACGGCAAATCTTATCTCCAATCTCTACATATCCAAGCTTTGGCTATGCTCATGCATTCCCATTGCCGAGTGATTACGTATTGATTATTTCAGCCAATACTGAACGTTATGAAGTAGAGAATCGTCATATCTTGGCAAATGCTGAAGTAATTCACCTTGAATATGTTTTTGACAACGACAACGAGCAAACTTGGGATGCAATGTTAGTTGAAGCCATGACGTACAAAATGGCATCTAAGCTTTGTAAGCCAGTAACAGGAAGTGATGCGGCTGGTCAATCTGCCGAAGCACAATTTCAGTTTTTGATTAAGCAAGCACGTACCGTGAATGG